GGTAACTCAATCACATTACATACATTAAAAAACACCATACCACTCACCTCCGTGCCAACAATAACACTAAATATAACACATACTAAAAAACCAGAGTTCTTGGCGGGGGTGATGTCACCATACTAAATTACAACTTGGGGTCCCCAATAAATAATCTGGGTCCCCATCACAACCAAAACTAAAACCAATATAACCTATCTAATAAATTATTAACCTCTACTTTTCTATCATTTCTTCCAAAATTTCTCCTTCAAAACAATTACTTAACTAACCAATTTACCCTTCTTCCTTACCATCTTTATCAAACACTAAACCCACCCAACACAGGTACCAATAAATTTTAAACCACTAAAAACTACCCACTAATTCCATTTCCAAACTCCTAATACACAAAACCATACTATAAAAAAATCAAAAAAACATTTTACTCCAAATCATAAAATAACACTTACCCTCAAACAACTCATACAAACAAAAATTAACCATTTAAAAAATTTATTCTCCACTCCCACTCACATATATCCAAACACATACTAAATATTCTTTACACTCATAACCAAATACATAATACTTTTCTACAACATTATCAACCCAACCCTCCACAAAATCATCACCCATAACTATACACCATCATAAACCAATAATCTTTACCATTAAACACCTTATCCATAAATTTAAACTCAAAATACAATAAAACCCAAACTTCATTAAACCTAATAATCCCTAAAAAATCAAAATACCATCACTCAATTAAAAAACCAAATTCAACAAACAAATAAACCTATTCCTAACAACCCTTACAACAAAATTACTAAAATCTCCAAATCAAATTCTCATTTCAACATCCACCATTAACTCCCAATATTACACTAACCAATCAAATCCCAATATATCCACCTCAGCCACAAAGGCTAAGGTGGACTTAAACTTCAACTCATCCCACAACACATCAAATTACTCCTTAAAAATAAAACCCATTCCGGGTTTCAATAAACACTACTTCCATCAACTTATCTCAAAATTATTCTAAAAACCAAAAAAAACCCTCTCAACCAATTAATCCAACAAAAATACCAATAAAATCAACCTCAACCTACCAATCCAAACCTTCCTAAATAAATAAAACTCCTATTTTATAAAAAAACACACTAAATCACAAAAACCTAATTATATCAACTCAAAAAGAGTCACATCGGGGCTTAGTTCTATTCGGGAAAGCGCCTCGAGTCGCGCCCAGACAGCCTCCACAACCAAGGTCATGGAGGAGTCCAGGAC